CTGCTTAGGTTAACACCTTTGACTGGAGCTATAGCTCCTGGTTGCACGACCTATGGTTGCGCAGCCTGAACGAGTCCATTTCTCACATTTTATGGCACGGCACGAGACGTAAACCGTTTGAAGTTCTAGGCACTGCTGGCACGCTGCAGCTTTCGCTTGTTTATCTTAATTAGTGGCGCCACCACTATAAAAAATGGTTTTGCCGTGGCTGCGGCTGGAAACGGGCAGCCACACGCCAAGTATGCATGTGCTTGGCAAGGTGAGAGGTGACAATATGATGGGTAGAACCCATCCTGCGGGGACGAGTACCCGCTCAAAAAGCTAACCTATACTTCTGAATCCCCCCCACTGGGTTCTACCACCTGGGTACACTGGATAGTTGGGTATTACCCCAAGGGTGATAGGAGAACTCTTGGGCGCCCCAATGATGTGAAGCAGATTCAGGAGCCCGCCAATCCTCATGGTGGCGATGGGAAGCGCCCGAACCGGTCAGACCGAGGGAAGCGACCTGCACACCATGAGGCCAAGGGGAAGTAGGACCTGGGCCCGTCTCCCAGAAGCGCCGGGGGAGTGGAGATCCCACTCCCTTCTAGCTTCTGGGGGCACCGTTGGGCTGATCGTCGCTCCTCAGGGAGTGGCAATCGGGTGACGGTGCTTGGGCTCCTAGTGGACGTAATGAATTCATAATGGAGCACGAGCGCATTCACCCTAGTAGGATAGATAGCCAGGTTGAACTTGATAATGGGTTGTTAGTAGGGTTGTCACAAAAGAGTTATACCCAGCCTAAAGAGCTGGAAGGCCTCGCACTCAGAGGCATTACAGCGGTGACTCACCGACCGCTGTTTGTGCCCGTCAAGCGGGCACGATGCAGTGCGGTATTCATGCCGGGTGTTCTGTACCGTCAGGATGGTCACACGCACTGCACAACCCTCAGCGGGAGCCACGGTGAGTGGACGAACACAGATGACGTCCCCCTTGGCAAGAAGTCCACCCGCTGGTGGAACAGCTTCACCTCTAACGCTGGAAATCGGTTGACAAAAACCGTTAAAAATGAGGTGAAGAAAGCGCTTATCTCGGGAGGTATAAGCGGTGGTAGAGCGATGGCCGTGGCTCTTGGAGTGCCACAGTTCGTTCCCATGGCTGGGGAGATGGGCGGGAGGCTCGGATCATCTTTGAGCAAGTACATCGGCACTGGCACATATAGGCCCTCCGGGCTTAAGCGCCGCTCCGGTGGGCGCATAGCTGGCGGCAGACCGCCTGTGAACACAACCTTTGGTCGGGATACAGTGGTGATCACGGCCACTGAGATCACGGGTGATGTGTACGCAGGTGCGAATTTTATAGATTACGCCTTCCCCCTAAACCCTGGTAGCTACACGCTATTCCCTAAGCTGGCACCGGTGGCGCAGTGTTACGAACTATACCAGTGTGAGCAGTTGTTGGTGGAACTCGTGCCCGCGCTTAGCCCCGCGAGCACAAACGCTACTGGCAACTGGGGGATAACTAGCAGCACAAACCCAGACCGCCCTGCCTATAGCAATTACGCAGCTGCATCTGCAGCCTCAGGGGCTGTGGTTGAGCAAATTACCAACAGCGTGACGTACGCGTGGGAGTGTAGCAAAGCTGAGCAAGTGACAAACTGGCGATACGTTCGTCAATCCGGTGTCACCGTGACGCGCTCGACCAGTGATTTGGGTACCATCCAGATCTTTGAGAATGGCATTGGCGTCACCCCAGGGACTAGGATTGGTAGTATCCGCGTGACTTACCGGTTCCGCTTGACTAACACAATCATGCCAACAATGAAAGGAGGGTACTTTGAGTATACCGGTTCAGCATCCAGCACAACGGCCCATTATGGGACTACGCGTGCTGTGCAAGTGTCCACCGGTGCTTTGTCTGGCTCGTATATCATACCTGTGAACAATGCCATCAGCTTGCCAAACTTGATGGCTGGGGATATAATAAAATATACCTATTATTGTTCCGCGGCCAGCGCAGCCTTCTCGACCGCCCCCACCCTCTCGACTACCAATTTGTCGTACTATAGCACACCCCCTTACGGCTCTGCCCTAGCCTCTGGCGCTGTGGCAGAGCCGTAAGGGGGTGTGCTATAGTAC